AAGGGAGGCCGCCAGTCAGCAAAATCCGTTCACACTTGAGCTCGTAGCGCTACCGGAGGTCGCCATGGCCGCTCGTGAGTGCATCCAATGCGGCACTTCGTTTACGGCGCAGCGTGGTACGGCGAAGTATTGTTCGGCGTCGTGTCGGGCAAATGCGTCGAAGGGTATCCCGTCGATTGGCCTCAAGGCGGCCTCGGTCGCCACTGTGCCAACGTCGGGTCTCGTCGAGAGGTTGCGGGCCGAGCTCGAGGCGGCCGGCGTGGCGGAAACCTCGGAGGCTGATGCTGCTCTGCTGTTGGCGGGGATGCTGGCCGACCCGTCGATCACCGCTGCGGCCCGGGTCACCGCGTCGAAGGCGATGCGGGAGGCAAAGGATGCTGCGCTCGCTTCGGCTATTCGCCAGGATGCTATGGATGAGGTGACCCGCAAGCGTGACGAAAAACTCCGTCGAGCTCGCGGCGCCTGACTTCTTCACTCACCCAAAATGGGATGTGACGCTCGGCCCGGAGGTGGGCGAGGTCGCGACGCTCGCCGGTCTCGCGCCGTATCCGGAGCAGCAGGTGCTGCTCGATGAGGTTTTCGCTCTGGACCGGAACAATCCGAACCGGTCGGCGTCGTTCGAGGCGGCGGCTGTAGTCACCCGCCAGCAACTGAAGACCGGCCTGCTGAAGCAACTCGCCTTGGGCTGGCTGTTCGTGATGCCCCAACCGTTAGTGATCTGGTCGGCGCACGAATTCGGCACGGCTCAGGAGGCGTTCCGCGACATGCAGGGACTACTTGCGTCGTCCCCAGACCTCGACCGCAGGATCATGAAGATCCGCACGGCGGCCGGGTCCGAGGCGATCGAGATGCGGGACGGTTCACGCCTCCGATTCAAGGCGCGCACTTCTGGCGGTGGTCGCGGTCTGACTGGATCGAAGGTGATCCTCGACGAGGCGTTCGCTTTGGACGCGTCGCAGATGGGTGCATTACTGCCCACACTGATCGCCGTCCCCGACCCGCAGGTGATCTACGCATCATCGGCAGGCCTGGCGAAGTCGCTCGTGCTGAGGGGTGTCCGCGATCGGGGCCGTAAGGGCGCCGACCGGATGACCTATGCGGAATGGCTTGCCGAATTTCGCGATTGCGCAGACAAGACGTGTGACCATGCGGTCGGTACGGATGGATGTGCGCTCGACGACAAAGATCTGTGGCGCAAGGCGTGCATCATCTCGGCCCGCAAGGACCGGGACGAAATGCAAGCGATCGCGAACCTGCGAATGGCGCTGCCGCCGGCCGAGTTCATGCGCGAGTGCTTGGGATGGTGGGACGAGCCCACCGGTGAAGCGGTCGTCTCCGCAGCCACATGGGAGACGTGCGAAGATCCCGTCTCGACGGCGGTCCGAGACTATCGGTTCGCGTTGGATGTGTCCCCAGCTCGGTCGTGGGCAGCTATCTCCGTTGCCGGTTACCGGGCTGACGGGCTCCCTCACCTCGAGGTGACCTCGCGTAAGGGTCTGATCGACCATCGTCCTGGCGTCAACTGGGTCGTGGAACGGGCCGTGGAGTTGCGTGATGCGCAGCCAGGGTTCGCCCTGACGATCGTGGGCGGTTCCGCCGCGGAAGCGCTTGTCCCAGCGTTGACCTTGGCAGGTGTGCCGCTCGAGTTCGTGAAGAGTGCCGACGTGCCGGCTGCGTGTGGTCTGTTCTACGACCTTGCAACTTCCGGCCGTGTCCGTCATATCGGACAAACCGAACTATCTGACGCGCTCACTGGGGCGAGGAAGAACGTCGAGGACGGCGAGGGCGCGTGGCGGTGGGGTCGTCGCAAGTCCGCAGCCGACATCACGCCCCTTTACGCGGCGACCGTCGCCCTGTGGGCGCTGACCAACAGTTCGCCTCCGGCCGAGCCGTCCATCCATTTCTTGTGAGGGGTATCTCGTGCGTGTATCGCTGACTCTCCTCATCCTCGCCGCGATCGGTTTCGGCGCCGGGATCGGCTGGTGGATTCACCCCGGCTGCGGGCTCGCTGTCGGTTCTCTCATGCTCGGGGCGATCGCTTTGTTCCGTGACGATGGCAAGACGAGGGGACGCCGATGAGGCTCATCGACCAACTCCGTGGCGTGATCGTCCCGTACCCGACCGACTCGAACTTCACCGGTTACGACACCGGGTTTCTGCAGTCGTATTCGTCTGCCGGGAATGTGGGTGGCGAGGCGATCGGTAACGACTTCATGTCGTACGCGACCCTCGGGTATGCGGGCAACGGGCCCGTGTTCTCTGTCCTGAATGCGCGCCTGCGACTGTTCAGTGAGGCGACGTTCAAATACCGGAACCTGTCGGACAAGAATCTGTGGGGCGACCAGTCGCTCAGCCTTCTCGAGAAGCCGTGGCCCGGCGGGTCGACGTCGGAGCTCCTGGGCCGAATGATTCAGGACGCCGATCTAGCGGGCAACGCGTTCATTCACAGCATCAACGACACACGCCTGGAGCGGTTGCGGCCCGACTGGGTGAAGATCATCTCCGTTGGGATGACCGACCCGGTGACGGAAACGGACTACCGCGAGGTCATTGGTTACGCGTACACGGAGGGCGGCCAAGGCGACCCGGTGTTTTACCCGGTCGATGATGTCGCGCATTGGTCTCCGGTGCCTGATCCGCTGGCGCCGTGGCGTGGCATGTCGTGGCTGACGCCGGTGCTGCGGGAGATCAACGCCGACCTGGCGATGTCGGTTCATGAGCAGATGTTCTTCGAGCATGCTGCCACACCGAACATGCTCGTCCGGTACATGGGGAAGGTTGATCCGTCCTGGATCACGAAGCTGCGTGACCAGATCAACTCGACGCACGGCGGTGTGGAGAACTCGCACAAGACGCTGATCCTCGACGAGGGCGCGGACGCCACAATCATCGGGTCCAAATTCACGGACATGGGCTTTTCCCAGCTGCGTGAGGCTGGTGAGGTTCGGATCGCTGCTGCTGGTGGCACGCCGCCGATTGTGGCCGGCATGCAGGGTGGCCTGAACGCGTCGACCATGGCAAATTATGCGGCCGCGTACCGCAACTTCGCCGACTCGACCATGCACCCGCTGTGGCGTGGTGCGTGCGCCGTCCTCGGCAAGTTCGTGACCGTCCGCGCTGACGCCGAACTGTGGTTCGACACCCGCGACATCCCGGCTTTGCGTGACGAGGAGTACTCGCGGCAGAAGGGCAACGCCCAACTGTCGATCGCCGTCATGAACCTGGTGAACGCCGGGTACGACCCGGCGACGGTCGTCTCCGCTGTCGTGTCCGGTGACATGTCTCTTCTCAAGCACACGGGGCTTGTGTCCGTGCAACTCCTGCGACCCAACACCCAACTCTCTGCTCTCGCCGGGCAGGCACCCCAGACCGATGGAGGTACACCGTGAACGAGTTCACCCGATCGTTCCCGTTGGAGGACATCAGCATCCGTGCCGGTGGTGACGGGCGCACCGTCGAGGCGTACGCGGCAGTGTTCGGTCAGGAGGTCCCGATCTCCGATGGTGACGGCCGTTACCTCGAGCGGATCGACCCGTCCGCGTTCAACAAGACCCTTGCGGACAAGGGCAACCGGTTCTCGGTGCTCTACAACCACGGGATGACGATCTACGGCACCCCGTCCGACCGGGGCGCAATGCCGATCGGGACCCCGTTGGAGGTGCGTGCGGACTCCCGCGGGCTACTCACGGTCACCCGGTACAACCGCAACGCGCTCGCCGAGGAAGCGCTCGAGGCGATCCGCGAGGGCGCAATCACTGCGCAGTCGTTCGCGGGTTCGTTCGTGCGATCCGACAAGGCGAAGCCGCGCGGCGGGTTCCGCGCAGACGCGCAGGGCAACCTTCCACTGGTCACCCGCCAGGAGATCAACATGCGCGAGTACGGGCCAACCCCGTTCCCCGCATATTCGGAGGCCGCGATCGTCGGCGTCCGTGCGGCTCTGGCCGACACGGACACGATGCTGCTCGCCCTGATCCTGGAGAACCTCGCGGACGGCGACAAGGCACTCGACCCGATCGTGGACGCGCTCAAGAAGACCGATAAGGCGCTCGACCAGGCGCAACTGGTTATCTCCCAGATCCTCGGCGTGCCGAACCCCGACGACGTCGATACCGACCCTGAGCGGTCGGTATTCCTGACCCGCCTAGACACTCTCGCCACGCGGCTCGCGAACGCGCCGGCGAACCCCGCCACACCTTCCGGTGCCGGCGCCGACGAGCCGCAATTGCACTCGGGTCGGTTGTCCATGTCACAGCGGACGAGGGAAATCCTCGCCGCGACACGCCTAGGAGGCAAGCAATGACTGTTCGACTGAATGAGGTGCTGACGCGCATGGGCGCGATCCGCACCGAACTGCTGACCCTGTCCGAGATCGAGGAGCCCACCGACGAGCAGTCGGCCCGGTTCGTTGAGCTCGAGACGGAGTTTGACACCCTGGAGGCCGAGCGTGCACCGCTCGCCGCCCGCGCGGAGAAGATCGAAGCGATCCGCTCCGCATCCCTGGAACCGGCGAACGTCCACCCGACCGGGCCGGAAATCCTCATCCGCACGCAGCGCAACCCGTTCGACTCCACCCGCCAGGTCCAGGCCCGGGCGATGGACTTCGACGACATGCGTGGTCGGGCGTTCGACGCGATCGAGTCGTGGACCAATTCGAGCGCACGTCACCGGATCTCCGATGACGCCGCCGAGAAGGTCACCCGGCTCATCGAGGACGACGAGAACAAGGGCGAGGACGGCGGAATCTCCCGCCACGTCCTCATCGCCGGCTCGGACGAGTACCACCGTGCGTTCAAGAACGTGCTCAAGAACAAGGGTGAGATCAACGCGCTCGAGCCCGACGAGCAGGCTGCCGTCCGTGCCGCACTGTCCCTGACAGGCGCGAACGGTGGATTCCTGATCCCGGTGACCCTGGACCCGACGATCATCCTGACCAACACCGGTTCGGCGAACCCGTACCGTCGCATCTCGCAGATCAAGACGGTCACGACGAACTTCTGGGAAGGCGTCACGTCGGCTGGTGTCAACGCGGCGTGGCTCGCTGAAGCTGGCGTGGTTGGCGACAACACGCCCACCATCGCACAGCCGGTCATCACCCCGCAGAAGGCGGCCGCGTGGGTGTTCGGTTCGTACGAGCTCCTCAGCGACTCGGACTTCGCGACCCAGTTCCCCGCGCTCCTCACGGACGCGAAGGACCGGCTCGAGGAGAACGCGTTCACCGTCGGCGCCGGTTCCGGTGGTGTGCCGAAGGGCATCGTCACCGCGGCGACCACGGCTGTCACCACGGCTGCTGTGGCGACGTACGCGGTCGCGGACATCTACGCCCTCCAGGCTGCGATCCCGCCCCGCTTCCGTCTCGCCGGCAAGGCCCTGAACGTGGTGATGAACGTCGGGATCATCAACAAGACCCGACAGTTCGACACCGCGGGCGGTTCGTCCTACTGGACCAACCTCGGCGAAGGTCAGCCCGAGCGCGTCATCGGCATGCCGATCCAGGAGTCCACGTCGATGGTCGCCACGACCACGACCGGCTCGAAGATCGCAGTCGCCGGTGACTTCAACCAGTACGCGATCGTCGACCGTGTCGGCATGTCGGTCATGTACGACCCGATGGTCAAGGACAGCGCCACCGCCCGACCCACCGGTCAGGCTGGCTGGTTCGCGTACTGGCGTGTCGGTGCGGACGCCCTGGTTCCCGCAGCCTTCCGCACGCTCACCGTCCAGTAAGCAGTTCCGTTCGAAGGGCGGGCATCCCTAGGGGTGTCCGCCCTTCGGCATCCCCAGACAAGGAGAAGGTCATGCAGCAGGCGAACCAGCCATTCCACTACACGTCCAGTGACGGTGTCGATCATTTCGTCGCGAAAGGTGACGTGGTCGGCGACAAAGACCCCGTCGTGAAGGGCCGCGAAGTGCTCTTCACCAATGTGCCAGACCTCGACAAGAAGTAGCGAAGGGAGGGGGTCGTGACTGTTCTCCTCGGTGGGTCGTACGCGGCCTCATATCAGGGCCCGTCAGCGTTGGCGGGTAGCACTGTCGTGCTGACGGTGACCGCGCCTGACGGGACGACCACGACCCCGACGCCTGCGGTCGTCGGTTCGACCGCGACAGCGACGGTGGTCCCCACGCTCGCGGGTCTGTACCTGTTGCTGTGGACCGTCACTGGCGCCATCATCGATGCCGTCCAGGATCAGTTCACGGCGGCCCCGTCGACGCTCGCGCTGATCTCGTTCGGCGACGTCAAAGACCAGCTGAACATCGCGACGGTCGACATGTCTGGCAATGCGCGTCTGCGCCGATTCATTCAGTCGGCGACTGACGTGGTGCAGAACATCACGGGCCCACTGCTCGGGCAGCAGCGCACTGAATACTTCGACGGCAACCGGGCCACCGTCGTGTTGATGCCGCGGTGGGTGCAGTCGATTGTCTCCATCGTCGAAACCCTCGGCACGACAACTTTCACGCTTACCGAGCAGCCGCTCGGGCAGGGTGGTTATACCCAGTTCGGGTACACGTGGGACCGGAGCACGCACAAGATCACCCGGCGTGCGAACGGGCTTACAAACTGGTTCCCGCCCGGTGATGGGAACGTGGCCGTCACCTACAAGCAGGGCATCAGCCCGCTCCCGCAGGACATCACGGACGCGACCGGTGAGCTCATCCGTCACTGGTGGGCGCACGGTCAAGAACCGTTCCGCGGCACCTTCCAGGCGATACCTGGCGACGATGACGGCGGCACGATCCAGGTGATGGGTTATGCAGTCCCGAACCGTGTGATCGAAATGCTCAAGCCGTACGAGCACGGACCAGGGGCCGCCTGATGGGTACGAGCATCGGTCAAGCGATCGACTATTTCGTGTCCGGCACGAACCCGGTCACGGGGACGACGCTCGCCGCGGACCTCACCGTAGTGGACTCTACCGCGTTGCTGGTGGATGCGTACCCGTCCAAGCAGTCGCAGTCGATGGTGTTTATCGGCCGCACCGACCCGGAGAACGCTCAAGCGCCGAACGGGTCGCAAGTACCGGTCACGTTGGGGTTGAACACGCGTGACGAGGAGTACTCGATCCCGTGCTACATCAGCACGACCAGGCAGGGGCCGGCGCAGAAACCAGCCCGTGATGCTGCGCTTGCGTTGCTGGATGTGGTCGCCCATTGGCTTGCTGCCGATCCGTCTCTCAACGGGGCGCTGAAGGGCGGCCGGTACGCGTACCTGTCCACCATCAACCTCGTCCAGACCCGCGACGTCGAAGACACCGGCAGCGCCGGTTCTCTGCGTCTGGCGTGGCTCACGTTCGACATTCTCGCCCGCAACCACTACA